ATACCAACTTTAATAGCTTTAGTTAGAGCAGGAGATACTTCGATGTCGGTTTTTATCTGACTCTTAATTAGATACTGTCTAATTGACCAGTATAGTCCTAACTCACAGTTACCGGTCGGAGTAATAACATACTTACGTTGTGGAGCAAACCGAGAATACCTTCTAGCAAATCTAGCGCCAGTATTTTCCACAGAAAAGTTTTCACGTATCTGATTAAATAGTTCTTTATCAGTACACTTAACTACTAACTTGCAAGGAGTCTTACCAGTTGCTTTTTTATAATCAAATGAAATCATTACATTTGCTCGAGCTTCATTATATCAATAGCATTCTTAACATCGAACCCCATTTGCGATAATACTTTCTCTACCTTTTCTAGATACTCTATAATAATATCAAACTCTCTCATCTTATCATTGAGCTCAGCAAGTGTATCATGCCTCTCTGCTGCTTGCTCTGCTGCTGATTGAGTAAGCTTCACCGGTGAGGTAGCAATTACCTCTCTAGTAATATTTTTTTTCAACTCTCGTTTTTTAGCAAACGTTTGATTACGAGCAATCTTTGTCTTAATAAGTTGAGCTACCCAATAATGCTTCCTTGCAGGTAAACGTAGAGATACTTCCTTAATATTAAAGTCGTCGAGAACTAAATCCTTACCAACCTCATCGATATATTTTTTAAGTAGTTCCATCTATTACCAATATAGTAATCTACAATTACGTTAAATCAACTAGTAGTTGATATTTTTTGCTACCATGGTAAATATACATATGTCGGAAGTAGAGCAAGCAGTAGATCCTACAAATATTTTGAGTTTATATTTGAGTCACGATACAGCTGCTACTTACATAGATAAGAAAGATAACATTAAAGTACTTGAGTATGAGAGATTTGTCAAGCAGCGGTATGGTGCATTTTCCACTGCTTTAAGTTATAGGGATGGGTTAGGTACTACAGATGATCAGCGACGAGATTTTTTACAATATATTAAAGATAATGTAAAGGATAAAATAAAGTTAATTTTAATAAATTCAGTTATTGCTGATGATGTATCTTTTATACTCGAATATTTTCCTGATGTTGATATTACATTAGTAAGCCATCATGATGCTCACGCAGCGAGTGGGTTTTATACTTCAAATTTTAAAGAAGCTACTGTTTTATCTTTTGATGGTGGAGGTCCTGATGCTAATTCCGATGTTTGTTTTACAAGATCTTATCATTGTAAGGATAATTCTACCGAACGTGTACAGAACTATCCCTACTCACTTGGAATTCCATACGGACATCTTGCAAAGTGTATAAAAGAGATTAAAGCGGGTCCAGATTGCGTGGAACACTCTTTAGTTTATTCTGGTAAAATTATGGGATTATGTGGTTATGGTGATATACGTAAAGAATGGATCCAACCTATGTTTAACTATTATAAAAATTATCCGCTTCATACAGTTAACTCTTTAAGTATTTTAGGTAAAGAAATTAATTTAACATTAGAATTAAACTCTATAGAGGGTCAAGATGCTTATGACTTAGCTGCCACTTCACAATATGTTTTTGAGCAATCAGCATTTGCAATAATTAATGATTTAATAAAATCTGATTTACCACTTAACGTAATATTAGTTGGTGGGTGTGCATTAAATGTGTTGTTTAATCAAAGAATGGCGCAAACTTTAAAGAAAGCTGGTGGCACTCTCTTTGTACCACCTTATCCAAATGATTGCGGTTTATCGTTAGGGCAGTTTTTGCTATATACAAAACATAAAGAACAGCTATCACCGTATATGGGATTTGATATTCTAGATAGAGATAAGTTTGATGATTATAAGAAAGAATATAATGCTACAAAATGTAGTGTAAGTCAACTAGTAGATCATATTAAGGATGGTAAGATTATTGGCGTACTGCAGGGTGAATCAGAAATAGGGCCGAGAGCATTAGGAAATAGAAGTATAATTTGTGATCCTTCAATTAAAGATATGAAGGACATTCTTAATTCGAAAGTAAAGTTTAGGGAATGGTATAGACCTTTTGCACCTGTCTGTATACTTGAAGATAGTAATACTTATTTTGATGATGTTTTTGAATCAGACTTTATGAGTTACGCGCCAAAAGTAAAGGAGGAGTATAGAGATGTACTACCTTCTATTACACATATTGATGGTACTGCGAGATTACAAACTGTATCAAAAGATGGTCATAAACTCTTTTATAATATATTAAAAGAACTTAAAGAGCGAAATGAAATTCCAGTTATTTTAAATACCTCTTTTAACATTAAAGGAGCTCCTATTCTAACTACTATCGAAGATGCATTATACGTATTAGATAATACAGAAATGGATTACGTTTATGTTGAAGGTTTTATTTTTAAAAAGAAGAGTTAACCTATAAATAATAGTATGGAAAAAACATTTGCTGAGCATTTTAAAGATTATATTGCTGAAGATATGACGACGGCAGATGCTGGGGTTGGTGCTACAAATGTAACCGGTGAACCTAAGCAGGGAGACTTTTATGCTCCTAATGATACACGTATACCTAAAATGCTCGGTAAAGTCGATACAAGAAAGGGTGTAGTCGGTAAGAAAGGTAAATCTAAGAAAAGGAAAAATAAGAGTAAGGGTATTAATGGTGTCTTCTTAAAGGGAGAGAATGAAGAAGAGATTGAGATAAAGGGTAATGGCTGATCTTGGTCATTGGGAAGGACTTCTAACAGAGGAAACACTTCCATATGGTTTTATCTATAAGATAACCAACCTTACTAATAATAGAAAGTATATTGGTAAGAAGCAATGCCTTACTCTTAAAAAGAGACCACCTCTTAAAGGTAAGAAGAATCGACGTATATCAGAGGTTGAGACTAATTGGAAAGACTATACATCCTCATCAAAAGAGCTTAACGAAGATATTATAGGGTTAGGTAAGGAAAACTTTAGATTTGAAATATTATTTTGGTGTGAATCAAAGAGTGAGCTTGCATATTTAGAAACCTTACTACAATTTAAGGAGGAAGTACTGCTTAGAGATGACTATTACAATGGCATTATAAACATTCGCTTAGGAAAAGTTAAATTATCTCAACCAATACCTAATTTATAAGGAACATCTGTATAAATATTTGATATGTCTACTACCTCTTTAACTAATATGAAAAACAGTTACTTTGATGACATTCAAAATGTTGAATATATAGATTTAGAACCAGCTCTTGTTCAGTCTTGCAAAGATTACAATTATTATATTGCAGAAAATGAGTTAGGTAAGATAAGTAAGAGAGATAAAAATAGAATAGGTACTCATTGCATGCTTAATCAAATTATTAATGTATGTAAAGAGTCAGATACTAAGAAGATTTTCTATTATCGTGAGTATATTAAGTATCCTGTAGAGAATATGCTTGTTAAGCGCATATTTAATGCATTACCAACAACAATTGTGTATGATACAATACCATTCGATGCATTTTTAAGAGAGTTAAAGTATAAAGTAGTTAAGAGAGAGGATTCCAGCGCGGTTTGCTTTAAGAAGTTCAAAAAGTTCCTTAAAACTACAGGCTTGACTAGAGTAGAAAGAGAATTTACCGAAAATGCACGTGTTAAATTCTCTCTTTTACCATAAATAATGGTATGAAGAAGTTTTTGAAGCTTATCGCAGAGAATCAACCAGGAGCTCAGGATGAGTTTACCGTCACTTTAACAGATCCAGTAGGTGAGGTAATAAATCAGTTCACTATTACTGGTGGTGATTTTGCTTTTGATAACTTTCAAGAGTTTAAAGAGGAGATGACGGGTGTTGCTGAGGATGGTGAAATGGATCAAGAGGATATTAAGCAAATTCAACAAGATATTGCTGCTGCAGATGCAGTAACAGGTGGGGTAGATGCTAAAGCTGGTGCATTAAGTAGGGATGGTACAAAGATGGTTGCTAGTGCTAAAAATAAACTTTATCAAGTAATGGCAAAGAAACTTAATAACATAGCTAGAGAATTAAAATAATGAATAAGACATTAGAACTATTTAAAAAGTATGGTCTCGTTGAGGCAGATGAGATGGATGCAACAGATATGGCTGAACAGCCACCTATTCAAGATCCCGCAGAATTGACTCCAGAAGGTGAGAAGTATCTCGTTGGTCTTTTACTTAAAGCTTTTTTACATGTACCTGATGATAGTGAGGGTCGTATTGCTAAAGAGCTTCAAGGGGCTTTTGAAACTATGGATGCTAAGGACATTGCTGGTCAAATTGAAAACTTCCTTGAGCTTGGTGTTGATTCAACTAAAGCTGCACTCGATGATATTCAGGTATAAGGAACTCTAATACAATACAGTTATGGATAGCAAAATTACAAATGTATATATGCAGATGCTTAAGGAGAATTCTCCTAAAGAAGAAAAAGCAGTTGAATATACTATTGATAAAATTAAAGATCTGCTTGATACGATGGATATTGACCAAGCAGATCCAGAACAACTTAAAAAGCTGTATAATAGAATTCAGACATTTTCTGGTTATAGACCTATTAGGGATACTCTTGCTACTAAGAAATTTAGTTCTTCAATATTAAAGAAGTTTTCAGGTGAGATTCAGGCATTGATTGAGGATTTACCAGAAGAAGATAAAGCTAATTTTTTTAAATTCTTAAAGGAGGGTGATGAAGTTCCCTTTCCAGAAGCCGAGTCTGGAAATTTATATGATATTTTAGCCAATGTACCAGGTGTTTCTAGAAGTCTTGCTCAGCAGATTATGATTCACACTGGTCAAGATGATAAGAAGCGTGGTGTTGGTATGGGTGAGGTAGCGTTTGCTTTATTGTTTAGTAATATTGATGCAGCAACTAATAAAGGTGACTTGGAATTAAATGGTAAAGAGTTTGAAATAAAAGGTGAAAATGCAGCTCTTGGAGCTACATCAGACGTTATCTTTAAAAAGAGAGTTGCAGAAGCATCTAAATATCTTGAGTCAAAGATGGGTATAACTTTAAATGGTAAAGGTTATGATGTTGGTGGTGAGCGATTTAATGCGTTAAATGTTTTTCCAAGTGCAGTATCACATGCATATAAGTTAGCAGATTCAAATGGTGCAGGTGGTGATTTTAAGATAGCTTTTAAGGAATATTTAAAGATTTTTGGTGATTTTGATGACAGTATATTAAATAGTACAGTCTATAATACAATAGATCTCAACAACCCAAAATCAATTCAAAGAGGTATAGCAGTTTTAAACTTATATCGATATATTCTTCTAGAAGGATTTCCTTATTTTCTTGCTCATGATGTTGGAGCAGGTGGAAAGGGTACTGGTAATTATGTATTTGCATCCGGTTCTCCGGAGGAAATAGCTAGCAAGATCTATAACAACAAAAATGTAAAATTTGAGAAAGTTGCTTATAATGGATTGAGACCTAGAATTGGATTTTTAAGTAGATTTGCAGAAGATAGTGAGGGTAAAGTGTTTGCATAAGGAACTCCGATATAATTAAATAGAACAATGATTAGCTTTAAAAAATATTTTGTAACCCATGGTCTTTTAACGGAGGCTAAAGCAAATACCCATTTAACTCACCTTGAAGAGCTTGTTCTTACGCAAGGTGAAAGGGGATATGGTGTTGCGAGAGGTTTTATTGCTGATTTACTTTCTCATCTTCAAGGAAAGTCTAAGAGAAAGGTTAATACTTCTGTTAAATGGGATGGTGCACCTGCTATTTTTGCTGGTAAACATCCGGAAACTGGTAAGTTTTTTGTAGGGACGAAGTCTATCTTTAATAAAGATCCAAAGATTAACTATACAGATGCTGATGTAGAGATGAATCATGGGCATGCTCCTGGTTTAGCAGATAAACTAAAGAAAGCTCTCAAGTATCTACCTAAATTAGGTATCAAGGGTATACTTCAAGGTGACTTTATGTTTGATTCTTCGTCATTACAACCAATGATGGAGAATGGGGTCAAACATCTTACTTTTAAGCCTAATACCATTCGTTATGCTGTAGAAGCTGATACTGAATTTGGTAAAGAGATTGGTAATTCTGTATTCGGAATTGTATTCCATACTGGTTATGATGATCTTAACTCACCACCTCAGTATAATATCTCTGTTAAAGGTCTTAAGAAAGTACCTGGTGTATGGGTTGATGATGCTGTCTTTACAGATACTACCGGTACAGTTACTCTTGATATTGACGAGGCAAAGCAAGTAAAGGATTTGCTTAAAACAGCAGATAAAATTAAAATCAACTATAAAGATTTACCTTCTGATCTTCTTAATATTTATACTAACTCTGAAATTCAACAAGGTAAGTACTTAGAGGATTCAGAGATGTCATTTAAGAATTTCATTGAATGGTTTAAAGGTCGTAAGGAGAAACAAGTAACAAAACTTAAGTCTCAGGCTGGTAAGAAGCGTGCTGTAGAAGCATTTAATAAGAAGCTTGCAGAGATTAAAGCTCAAGAAAAAGATATAGTTAATATCTTTAAGGTTAGTAGATTGCTTTCTCAAGCTAAGCAAATTTTCGTTAACAAGTATAACAACGCAGTATACAATACAAAACACTTCCTTGATAACGAAGATGGTACTCTGAAGACAACAGCACCAGAAGGTTATGTTGCAGTATCTAGAGCAGGTGATGCGGTAAAACTTGTTGATCGTTTAGAGTTTAGCCGAGCTAACTTTAGTGGCGGTCAATCTTCAACACCTATTACAAGATAATGCAAACATTTAAAGAGTATTATGAAGATGGCGAGCATCTGAGAGATAGAGATAGAGTTGCTCTTATGCCAGGAGGTTATAAGCCTCCTACAAAAGGACATTTCAAAGCTTTTAAATATTTACTTGAAGATGCAGATAGTGGAATTGTTATTATAGGTAATAAAGATCGTGATGGTATTACAGCAGAGCAATCTAAGGAAATCTGGGATGTATATGCAAAGTATATGGGTAAGCCAGTTGAGATTGAGTTAGCTGAAAACTCTCCTGTAAGGACAGTTTACGAATTTGCAGATAATAATAAAGAGGTAGCTATTACTGTTGGTGCTGGCGCTAAAGATGAAGATGTTAAGCGTTATGATTACTTTACAAAAAACGTTGAGAAGTATCCGCTAGTTAATGTAGTGAAGATCCCAATGCAAGAAGATTCAATATCTGGCTCACAGACTAGATCCTTAATGCAGAATAATTTAGATGAGGCTATAACTTATTTCGTACCAGAAGAGCTTAGTGAGACTGATAAAGACGCTATAAAAAATATACTAACCGATTAAATAATATTATGAGCAAGAAGTCATGGAATAATGGAACTAGACAACTCGAAGTACTCGCGGAGGGTATTTATAAGAGAGGTCGCGGCGTTGCAGGTACACTTGGAGCTGCAGAGCAAGGCGAAAGAGTTGACCGTGCTGGTAGAGCTATGGGTCCTGATTCTAAGGAAGATGAAGTTTCAAAACAAGAGACTGGTCCTATTGATCCGGAAGATCCTACAAAAGTTGTTGGAGGTACTGAAGATGCTGAAGGTGAGTCACTTGCTGATCACTTTATGAATTTTGCTTCTAAAGTATCAGCTGCAGAGGAAGGCCGGGATGTTGATATCGATGAGTTGAGACTTGAGCTTAATGCATTAGATGAGAAGCTTGAAGCTCTTGGTAGAGGATAAGGAACTCCGATATAATTAGTTGTGAACATCTTTACAACTAATATTTGCCCCGTTATATCAGCTCAAGAAATGTGCGATAAGCATGTTGTTAAGATGATTGTCGAGTATGCTCAGCTAATGTCTACAGCTCATCGTGTATTAGATGGTGATGAATACTACGCAAAGACAAAAATAGGTCGTAGAATTAAACGTTGGTTGCATCCTGATAAATATAAAGAAGAGTTACTGTATAAAGCTTCTCATATTAAACACCCGTCAGGTATATGGTGTCGTACCTCTACTGATAACTATGCTTGGTTGTATAAGCATTTTAAAGCAGCATGTAAGGAATATACGCGTCGATATGGTAGAGAGCATTTAACGGAAACTAAAATGTCCGCTGTATTAAGTACGCCACCTAAAAATTTACCTCGTGGTAAGCAAACAGAGTTTGCTGT